TGTGATTGCTGGAGTGATCGAGGATCAGACAATCATCCTTGCCCTTCGCTGTACGAAGACCACGCCCGATGATCTGCACGAACAGCATGTCGCTCTTCGTCGGTCGGCACATCGAGATGCAGCGCACATCCCAATCGATGCCGACCGTCAACGTGCCGACGTTGCACACCACCTGAAGCTCGCCGTTGTGGAAGCCGCGCTTGATCTCCGCGCGCTCGTTCGGCTTGGTGAAGGCGTCCTGATATCCGCAGCGCACGCCCGCTGCCTCGAACTCTTGCTGCAGCTTCTTCGCGTGCGCTCGATCAACGCCGTAGCACAGCGTCGGTCGGTTCTCGCCGAAGCGCAGCCACGTATCGACCGCGTTGGCGACGAGCCGCTTCTCCTGCATCACCTCCGATAGATCACCCTCGTGATAATCACCGGCGACCGTCTTCACCTCAGAGAGATCAGGATGCGACGGCGCGAAGACTCTGAACGGTGACAGGTGACCTTGATCGATCATGTCCTGCGTCGTCGATGCCTTGTGGAAGTGATCGTAGTAAGAGCCCAGACCTTTCGTCCACGGCGTTGCGCTCAGCCCGATGATCGGCACGTTCTCGAACTTCGGCATCTTGTCTTTCGAGAACAGCTTCTCGTAAAACCTGAACCACTTGTGCGCCTCGTCGATCAGGATGATGTCGGCGTCTGGCATGTCGCGCTTCATCAGCGTCTGCACCGATGCGATCTGGATCGGCTTCATCCAATCGGTCATGCGGTGCGTGGCTTGGATCACGCCGACATCGAAGATGTGCTGGCTCGCGAGCATCTCGACGGTCTGATCGACGAGCCCGATCATCGGCACCGTGAAGAGAATCTTCTTGCCTCGCTCACGAGCGCTCTTGATCAGCGCGCTGGTCAGCACCGTCTTGCCCCAGCCGGTCGGCGCTTGCATCATGATGCGGCGCTTGTTGTCGGCCACCGCTTGACGAAGCGCGTCGAGCGTATCGCTCTGGTCTTCTCGAAGCTCACGCATCGCGACCTCCTCTTAGGCGAGCCCTGATTTCAGCGATGCGTTCCCGCGTCTCGCGCTCCCAATCCTCACCCTTCTTCGCGAGCAACTCTTCAGCCTTCGTCAACAACCCTTCGATCTCGAAGACCTGCAACGCTTCCAAGCTATGCTTGCCGTCCTTGAACTCACGCATAGCCACGGTCCTCCTCATCGCGCTTGCGGTCGTACTCGTAATCGGGATCGCGCCAGCTTGTCTCGCACTTGCCGGTGCACTCATCCGGTGCCCAGCCGTGCTTACTCGCGTTTGGATTCGCGCCGCAGAACTCGCAGCGGTCATCGTCTGGGTTGTGGGTCTTCCAATCGTCGTAGCCGGGTAGATCGCTCATCGCTCTTTTGCTCCTTTGTCGCAGCTTTCTCTTCGTCCGTTGGCGGGAACGGATCGTTGCTGAAATCATCGCTCTCGTCTCGGCGGATCGCCGCCGTGCTCAACGTAATCAATCGCGGCCTCCAGACTCTTGAACGGACCACCGATGCCTGCGCCGTTCATCGATGCGTGGTACGTGCCACCGGCGCGCACCGTGATGCGGTAGCGGATCGGATAATCAACGGCGTCCCAATGATAGCCGCGCTCGATCCACTGCAGCGGCTCCATCAGTGCAGCCGGAAATACTCTTCGACCATCGGGTGCGGACCGAGGCGCTCGATCAACTCGCTCGCGTACTGTCGATCCATGATCACGCCGAACTCTACGCCGTCCTCGTCAACGTGCTCGACGATGAGAACCGGCATGCCATCGATCTCTCGCTTCTCGACGCCGACCAGCATCACCATCTTGCCGCGCTTGAACTTGTGACCATCGACCTCGATCTCTGGTCCGGAATCGCAACTCGCCGCGACCATCTCCATGAACTCTTCATGCGTGTACAACTTCATCGTTTGCTCCTTTGCTTTCTTCATCAGTGCCCTCCATCAGCACGTCGTTCCAATCCTGTCCGAGAGGCGGCAGCATCACCTCGACCACGCGCTCGATCTTATCGCGCTCCGCTTCCATCACCAACCGCTTCGCCAACGCATACGCCGCTGCCTGCCCTGTGAAGCTGTAATCACTATCGCCGTAGACCACGATGCGCTTCACGTGAGCCGGTGCCTGCCACGCAGCGAGCATCGCCGCCGATGTCGTCGCCCACACCGGCATCTCGAATAGGTCGCGCGCCGACAACGCCGTCTCGATCCCCTCCGCAATCCCCATCTCATCATCGACCGGATGCAAGCGGATCGCGCCGCCCGCCGCCACCGCACCACGCATGAACATGCGCGGCGGATCGATGTCCGCCTTCCTGCCGTCGTGCGTCAGATAGGTTCGATGGATCGTTGCCGGTCGATCATCCGGCCCGGTGAACGTCGCGATCATTCCCGGGTGCTTCGTCCTCGTCGGGTAGTGCAGCATCTCCGGCACGTAGCGCAGCGCCTTCGAGTACGGCTCGTGCAATTGCCGCCTGAAGAGATAGCGCCCGACCGCGTCCTCGCAGTAGATCGGCTTGCTCTCACCGTACAGGAGACGCAACGCGCGCGGGTCTGTCGCGCGTGTCGTCTCGAACGATGGCTTGCCGTTCGATGGCGGCAGGTTGCCGATGATCTTGTCGATCTCGTTCGCCGCTTCTTTGAACTCGATGCGCTTGAACTTCATCGCAAGCTGCAAGCCCTTGCCCGCGCCACACGCGCGGCAAACGTAATCGCCTTCACCGGTGCGATCATCGAACGACCAACGGTCGGTGCCACCGCACATCGGACACGGTCCCGGCTTCTTCGTCAGAAATTTCGGATCGATGCCGATGCACGAGAGTATCTCGCGCCACCTCCCATGCGCAGCTTTGATCGTGTCCTGCCTCATCGCATCGCCCTCGGGTTCGTGCCCAGCGCGCGCGGGTTGGTGCCTGACGCGCGCGATCCCTTGCGCGGCTTCGTCGCCTTCGCTTGCTCATCGAGCCAGAGCTTCTCAGCGATCCGCGCACGCTCGTCGAGGAGATCGCGCGGCGGGTGTCGCACCACCGTGCCGTTCCTCAACTCGGTGCCTTCAGCGTACTTGGATTCGGTCTCGCGGAATCTTTTTCGGTAGCCGTTTTTCGCCATCGTTTTTCCTTTCAGATATACGTGTCCACTTTCCTCCTACGATAACCTGCAGGGTCCAAACCCCGGCAGGTCGGTCGTGGAGTACTCGTTGTCCCTCGATAGGGTCAGCCGTCCGAAAGTGGTCAACGGGCCGGGCCATCACCCGACGTTCCCCACGGCTCAGGGTTCTCACGATCTCAGCGGCGCTGTATTCGGGACCGGGAACCACCGGGCAGACATCCCACAGCAACAGATTCTTGGGGCCGACGTGATCGACCGGGAACGATGGGGATGGTTTGGGGCTTGATGCTTGGTGCAGAAGGAAGTATTTCTTGCACAAGCGGTCCGCCCTTTGCCGTCAACAAAGGTCTCGGATTTCGAGGGGCGATCCGCGCTAACGGGTCGCCCTTCAGCGTTTTGGATTGGAGCGACTCCGCGTCGAGAGTCCAGCCGAATCTTTTGCCAGCACCTATTGACCGCAGATGTCGTGGTCTAGCGGTCACCTCCCACAACATCTTGCGCCGACCTCACACCGACGACCTGTGAACAGCGGGGATGAATCACGTGGCAGCGACGCGCTCATTTGAATCCGCGAATCACTTCGGGCGCGATCCGGATTTGACAGCCGCGAGAATCGAAGCGTAGCTTACAAGCCTCACTTGTACGCGCGGACGAGGTTCGCGGCTGACCGATGTGCGGCGAGTGGGCTCTGTTGAATGCGTCAGCCGCGCAAAGGAGTAACTCCATGTCGAAATTCTACAAAGCACCGGACGGCCATCGCTACCCGCTGAAGGAGGCGAAGTACGATATGTCGTTCAAGATTTACAAGAGCGACCGCCGCAAGGCGAAGCAAAGCGATCCGCAGCATTGCGTGCTCGCGAAGGGCATCCGCCGTCACAAGGATGTCGCTGATGTCTACGTCGGCTCAGGTCTCGACGCCTACGTGTTGTTCAAGGCAACCGAGGAAGACCCGGCGCACGCTGAACACTTCACGATCCGCACCACCGTGCGCAAGGTGATCGACAAGTTCGACACCGACAAGAAGTGCGAGAGCCAGATCATCACGCTGTCACGCCCAACCAAAGGCCGCACGCTTGCGGCACGCAGCAAGATGAATGCGAAGCGTAGGCAGGAAGTGAAAGCTGGCGCGAAGGTTGCGAGGCGCGTCACGAAGAAGAGCCGCGTCGCTCGCCTTGGTGTACCGCATCGCCCGCGTGCTCCGATCTCTTCGACCGGCAGCGTTGACGTGCACACTGAGTTGGCGGCTTAACGCCTGAACAACGGCAACGAGTTCGGTGCGAGCGTCGCGAGGCGCGGGTTCAGCCAGTGACACTGGTAGTGCCACAACGCGCACGCATCGGATTCGTCGTGGGTCTCGACAGGCCAGCGCAGCGCCTTGCAGCGCTCGAACGTCTCCACCTTGGCAACGGCGCTCTTCGCGTTGTGCCCGATGAAGTGCGAGCGCACCTGACCGACCGTCGCCTCGCGAAGCTCGACCACGTCGAGGCACCACTCTTCGAGATGCTCAGCGAGACCAAGCAACAGCTTGCTCGTGTCGATGTTGGTCTTGCCCTTCATGTGCAGCGGCTGCATCGGTAGCTCGTACACGATGAGGTCGGGCTGATGATCGCGCACGTTCCACTTGTCATCCATCCACGTGCGGAAGACACGATAGACCT